CAAGCCTCCGATTGATAGTTGTTCAGACAGATCTATAATTTTGCCTGTGCGGTCTACAAAAATGCAATTAAATTGCCAACCTCTGCCGTCAATTGCCAGTATATCGGATTCTTCAAATCCTGAGGTTAAGTATGCGTAGGCTGCATGGCTTTGATGATGATCAATATAGTAATACTGCGCTGTTTGATAACAGTCCCAGAGATGTTTTGGTCTAAAATTCAAGAACTCTGTATTTGGCAGTGTTTCTTCTAGGAGATCGATCACAAACTCCTGTCCGAGGTTGGACACTGTGAATGCAAATACATCATTATGAGAATATTTTTTGTAGTTGGGTACAAAGTGTTCTCGAAAGAACCGCCTGCTGGGTTCTTTATCGTGAGAATTTTCAGGATTGAGATTGTGCTTTAGCCTTGTGTATCTTTCTTCCTGTCTGTGAGTAACACCATCATACCAGTTGTGATCGTGAATGTTTACAGCAATAGAAAACAATGTTAAACCTCTTTGGACTGAATAAGTTTTTCGAGAATAATTTCTTTTTGTTTGTTTGGCCTGTTAGGAATAATGTCCATGCAGGATTCGCAGTACTTTTCAAACTGAAACAATTCATAGTTCATCATTTTGTCTATATTTTCCTGTGTCACTTCAAATTGCCGACTGCCGTTAATGACCTTTCTGCTACAGTGTCTAATTTTTTGTATTTCGAAATCAAAAACCGGTACAAGAGGAAATCTAGCGCATATGCGCCTATCAAGCTCGGGTGCCTGCTCGAGCGTGTGATCTTTAAAAAAATCTGGCGACCTTGAATTATATTCTTTAAATTCTGTGTTGTTATGATCGAGACTAGACAAGTCAAAGTTTTCTCTATATTTAAAATAGTTAGGTGTTTCGATGATTAGGTTATAGTTATTCTTTTTGTTTTCGCCAAAGAAATCATAGTTGCCCAACTTTTCAATTCTATCTTCATAAAAATCTAGAACTAGGTGTTCTATGTAAATTATTTCAGGATCGTCTAGTATGTGCGGATAAAACTTTCGTATAAGAGAGTTAGACAGCACCTGTATAACAAGGTTAGGGTACTTTTTAATTTCGGCGATGACCTCATCAAGATTTTTAATTAATCCGGGTTCGCCACCAAGCAAGCAGATCCTTGTCTTGTACGGACTAAGATACTTTACGGTCCTGGATAAAAAGTCCATGTCGACGTTTAGATTCCTCATTTCAAGTGTCCATGCTGTACAATAATGGCAACTTTTGTTGCAAGACTTTGAAAGATAAAAATCTACCGTTTTGTACTCAGATCCTTTTAGATCCTTGAGTGTTTTAAATGTCATCTTTTGTGTCCTTAGATGCCGCTAACTGAAAACTGCTGTTTTTTCATAATACCTATTGTGAATCGATATTAGTAGGTCGCAACGCATTAGCTTAACTTAAATTATATTTTGATTGTCAGACTTTTCTTGGCTCTTTGATACCCGATCCCACGATTTAAAAAGTTCGGCTTTTTCTTCTGTTATTTTCTGAGGAATATAAAATTCTTCTAGTTCAGGAAAAACTTCAAACAGATGACTTTCCCACTTAGTGCCCTCATAGAATTTATCTGCTCTTAGCAGGTATTCAAAAATATCTTGAATATCTATATCTGGGTCTGCCGGCATCTCTAAGGCCGCAACAATATCAGGCCAGTCTTGATATTTTGGTATTAGTTCGTCTTTTAGTTTTTTTGGAAGATTATTTGGGCGCAAGTGCTTGGGGTTATCTACATGCGCCCAATTTAACTGATTTATTACCGGGTTTTCTTTGCACCAGTCTACTACTTCATAGAATCTCAAGACACTAAGAAAAGACACCAAACCATTAAAATCAATAACAACATTAGGGTACTGTTTACAGATTTCAATGTTTTCTACCACCTTATCCCATACGGTTCTCCTCCGCATATATTCGATAGGTGCACCGATCCCATCAACAGAAGCAACAACTGTTACCCGATCAAAGTGGGGAATGTACTTGAACAAGTTATGTTTTCCTGCTTTGGTTTCTGTTAAATTGGTTTGATACTTTATGCGTATTCTATCAGAATGCCCAGTTTCAATTAACTTATCTAATAGCTCGTAATGTTTTTTCATTATCAGCGGCTCTCCCCCAATAATTTTTATACTTTTGATATACGGAGCTATATCGATGATCTGTTCTGTTATGCCTTCTGTTTTATCTTTCATTACAATTGAAAAATAATCTTCGCGCTTTTCGTTAATCTCTCCGAATATTTTTTCGCTGTATACCCCTTTCTTTGCCACATTCATGCGTGTAGTTGAATTTGCATGGTGACACATAAAACAGTCTAGGTTACACTCTGATCCGTATATTTTTAGTTGTACTTCGAATATGCGTTCCCCTTTGATTTTAAATTCGCCGGTTTCTTTGTATTTTGTCACCTGCCTTTCTATCTTATTCCAAAATAATGGATCATTGGTGTGTATTTTTAAACAGTTTGTTCTTCTTGATCTACCATATCGAGCCTCGTCTTGTCTGCATCTTTTACAGTGCTGATCGACGGTTTTAAGATCAGAGCCAGGAGTAGTCATCTCTCGGCGAAGATCGTTCATGTACTGACTATTCTCCATCCACTCTTTAAGCGAAACGTCCTCGACACTAATCCCCGATGGCGCACCGAAACAGCATGCACAGTACTGACCGTCAAGTTCGGAATAAATCTGTGTAAAAGGAATTGTACAGAAATAGATATCTTTGTTTTTTGCCTGCTGGACTATTGAGCCTTCTTTATCGGCAACTTCTCTGCCTTCGTCGTTTAAATTTTTCCACCATTCTTCGGTATTGATGTTTCCCGGCTCTGATCTATCACCGGGGCCGCCTTTCGTTAAAAAATCAGGTAATTTTTTCTCAGTCATAAACTTTAGTACTCCCAGTTTAGGTCAAACGCCCATTTCTTTTCGTGACACCAAAAACACTTGTGGCATTCCCAAGCAAAGTTATCGGTTTGTCTTGCTGTGCCTACGCATGATCGTGTTAACGGGTATAGTGTCTCCATTAAATTATAATCTTTATAAACACCGGCAACGAATTTTTTGTCAACATTTGCATACGCTTGGTAGATGTATAACCATTGACGATCATAATCTGCTCTATATTCTTTTATAGGCGGGTTTTCTTGATCTCTTCGACGTTCTGCTTTGTCGTAAAATCCCAGTCTTTTCATATCGTCTGTAGGAGGATTGCGCGTCATTCCATCTAGACGCACTGCACCCGGATAGCGTTTCATTAAATTCCAAGAAATTCTATCTACCTGTATGATTTTAGATACTTGTACTCGCCGCATTCCTTTTAGTTGAGGGTGTTTTTCGACTACTTCGTCACATTCCTTCCAAGTAACAAAGTCTTCTGTTCTGTCATTAAAGTCATTTATTTCTATGTCTCTAATATTGTTTTGCGGAAATTCACTTTGCATCCATTTAACTATTTCTTCAGCAGCATCGGCATCCTTGGGCGCATTTTGATCTCGACATGTAAACGGTATAACTTCAATTTGTGGAAAATGCGTAGACATCAAAAACAAAAGAGATGCAGAATCCAAGCCGCCCGATACTGATATGGGCGCTATACTAGGAACGTCTTCTGCAAACAAATCAATCGTTTGCCCGCCGTGTGTAATTTTCATAGATGCAGGTCTCCAAATTCTGTAACTATATCTATGCTATCTACAAGCCGCTGTTCTCGAATGTGATTGTATATAACAGCATAAGACTTCATATTTTTTTCAACAGCGTTAACCCCTACCATTTGATATTCGGCACACAACGGAAGATACAACTGCACTTGGAATCCAAGTTTTGCAAACGCAGTTGCCGAATACGGCTTTGTTCTTAACACACACCCGGCGGTATTCGTTCCGCCTATAATGATATTTTTTATATCAAAATGTCTATCGTCAGCTATCTTAATTAAATCTTCCGCACTGCGCGGGGGCTCGTCAAAGTCAATGTTTATCCACGTATGAGTATTTTCAATTTTTACGATCCTTTCAATTTCTTTTGTTTTCGTGTCTCGCTCGCTATGATTAGAAATAAAAAGCAACCGGCCATTTCTTTCTTCTAGTAGGTTTAGCAATGTAGAAAATCTCAAATTATTAGTATATTCGTCTCCCAAAACCGGATGGCCTTCAAAAGCTATTAAAAGTATTAAAGTATCATTTTTCAAAAGTTAGTCCTTTATTTTTAAATTTAAAATTTAATCAGCCCAATGAACAACTTCATTAAACTCGGGCTTTTTATCGTATTGTCCCAGACCGTTTTTTGCATAACTGTCTTGCAAAGACACTTTGCAGTAACCTATTGTAATTAATAACAGAGGTTTATGCTCAATAAATGCCATATCTTTCCAATCAGCAAGATCATTAGGAATAGCACAGGTGTAAGAAATATCTAGCCCTTCTTCTGTGCAAAAAGCTGAAAGATTAGCCGAAAACATACCGATCTCTAATGAGGTTCCGTTCGACACTTCGTCGATACATCGAACATGCATCGGCTCAAAAAACTCATCAAATTCCGCTATCATACGTCTGTAATATTCGTTCGGGGGTCTTACAGTCTGACTTATTACCAACAGATACGGATTGTTTTTTACCGTTGCAAAATTTGGATTTACGCCATCTTCGATATGCCCTGGGGTTTCTTTTTCGTTTGTTTTTTTCTTGTTAGAACAACACTTGCGCCATATAGATTCTTTTTCATCTTTTTTATCGGGCCCTAACACATAAACGTTATAGGGCATAAAGTTATTTTTTGAAGGAGTTACTTTCCATGCCTTCCAAAGAACAGTTTCTATTAGTTCTTTTTCTGGCACGGCCTTGTGATATTCTCTCACATGTTTTCTTTTATCTAAAAAGTCAATTTGATTCATTTTTTAAAACCTGCGTCGCACCACTATCTGTAGAATTATAGAATTCTTGTAGTTCTGGAAAAACATCAAATAAGTTCATTTCCCATTTAGTTCCTTTATAATAGTTGTCTATTTGAATCAGATAATCTAGTGTATCTTGATAATCTAGCTTTCCTGAACTTTCTTTCAATACATTTTGAATATCTGGAAATCCATCGTATATTGGAATTAATTTTTCTTTTAACTCTCGAGGTAAAACATTTGCACACAGCTTTTTTGGACCGCGTATTTGCGACCAATTTATTTGTGTATCTCTTCCGAACATTTCTACATTGTTGTTGTACCAATCTATCAATTCGTAAAATCGTAACACACTTAAAAAAGATATTGTGCCGTTCACATTAATTTTTACATTCGGATATTCGCTTACTGTCTTAATGTTATTTACAATATCATCCCAATTAGAGCGTCGCCTAATATAATTATTCGCCTTACCCATGCTATCAAGCGACACCGTAAATTCGAACAAATCAAATTCGGGAATAAAATTTGTAATTTTAATTTTTTCTAAATTTAAAACAGACATATTAGTCTGATATTTTACTTTGATATGTTTAGCTTCGCCTGTTTTAACAATGCGGTCTAAAAGTTGATAGAACTGTTTCATAACCAGAGGCTCGCCCCCGATTAATTTAAGATTATAAATGTAAGGAGCAATCTTGACTACCTGATCAATCATCGACTCCAGTGTTTCGCCTTTTATTGATTTTAGTTCTCGACCATTTTTTAAAGCATGTTCATCAAACACAGTTTGGCCAGACATTTTTAAATCGTTCATTGTTTTTGTTCTAGTTGAGGAATCGTAAGGTTGACACATATAACAATCAAGGTTACATTCGTTACCAAAGGCTTTTATCTGGACTTCAAAAATTCGATTATTAATACTTCCTTTACCTCGCCGTTTAAATCGCTCGACGGCCATGCGCAAAGGAAGCCAAAGACCTCGGTCGTTTGTTTGAATTTTTAGCGACGATTGTCGACGAGATCTACCATATGTAGCTTCTTGTTTCATGCATGCCTGACACCATGTCTTTGCAACAGTCAAATCGGAGTTGGGTGTGATCATTTCGTTACGCAGCTGATTAAGTCGCGGGTTGTTTACAAACCACTCCTCCATGCTGGTGTTGTAAATATTTGGACCTTTGGGATCTTCCTGTGCCCAGGAGCAAGGACCCCACTCGCCTTTTGTGTTTGTATACAGTTGTTGGAATGGCGCGGAACAAAACCAAATTTCTTGGTCTTTTATCTGATTTTCTAAAATATCAACTCTTTCAAACCATTTGCTAGTATCTACTTTTCCTGCGCCCAGAAACTTATCGCCGGGCCCTCCTTTGGTTAAATGGTTAGGGAGATCCTTATCTTTATCAGACATTATATATTTTCCTTAACTATGGTAATAACACTAGTTATCTCGCTGTCTGTAAGCCAAGCATGTACTGGCAGAGATAACACTGTGTCCGAAGCAATCTTAGAGTAAATACACTCGTCTTTTCGGTGCGGCAGATTGTTATACATACTGTTATCGCTTAATGGTATTTCATAATGTATAGATGCACTTAGCGCATCTTTAATTCGGTTGCGAGTTTCTTTGTCTTCAAATCTAACAACATACTTATGATAATTATGATTCACCCCAGCGGACATTGTTTGTGTTGCAATCGGTAGATTCGCAAACGCATCATTATATATTTTTGCAGTTTGTTGTCTGCGTTTTTGATTTTGTTCTGTGCTTTGCAGACGCAGCTTAATAATCTCTGCGTTTAATACATACATGCGACTGTTGTAACCTAGCATTTTAAAATCTTTGTCCTTGCCATGGCGTCTGAACAGTTTAGCAAGGTTTGCAACAGCATCGTCGTCTGTAAGTATAACCCCCCCGCCGTTAACGCCAGAAATAACTTTGTTTGAATTAAAACTAACAACGCTAGTGATACCAATAGTTCCCGCACGAACTCTGCCTAGACTGGCTCCCAAGCTTTGTGCTGCATCTTCAATAAACACTATTCCGTTTTCTTCACAAAATTTTTCAATATCACTAGTGTCAGACATGTTACCGAATAGGTGTGGATAAACAATTGCCTTAACTTTTTCGCTATACATGCGTTTGATACTATCTATATTCATATGATAGCTGTCTAGATCAATGTCGCAAAATACCGGAGTAGCCCCCACCATGCTAACGCATGCCGAACTACTAATCCAACTGAAGTCCGTTACTAAAACTTCATCGCCGGGCCCTACGCCGTGTGACAGTAGTGCGAAGTGTAATGCATCTGTAGCACTTGCAACGCTTACGCAATGCTTCCGGTCTAGGCGTTTTGCAAAATTATTTTCAAAGCCTTCGTTGTTCTCGTAGTTGGCTTGACTCATAAATCGATCAAACAGATCTAAATATGCATGTTTATTTTCCTGATATTCTCTATCCCAGCCGTCGTATGAAATCATCTATATCCTCTTCTTATCCCAAACAGATTTTACGCGGAAATTCCCTGCTTTTTTAAATTCTCAGCTATACATTCTGCCGCAATCTTGTTACTTTTTGCGCCAGGGTGATCGTCGTCTCTTGCATAGTCTACCCAGTCAAAAAGATCTACACCTATTTCTTTTGCGGTGTGTGTGAAAAATGAAGCCTCGTAATAGTAGGTTTTACCCTTCCAAAGCGTTCGGTCTGCTTCTATATAAAATCTATTTCTAATTGTCCAGTTATGCCTTGCATAATAATGCTTGTTGTTTGGCTGAACTCTTTCCCATCTTTGATTGTTGTAAAAATTGTCGTCGAAGTCAGAGTATCTGTCTAACGAGGACCATAAATGCACAACAGCCTCAGGAGGTGGATAGTTGTTATGTAAAATTAAAGAATTTATACAGGCCGAATCGATTCCAGAAGCACTAACACCTAAATTTATTACAGGCATGTCTAAAGCAGTTTCTAGCCTTGCCCATATTGTATCTTCTTCGGCATTTCCGATACCGGTAACAATGGAATCACCGATTATAACAACATGCTTACTCATATCGATTTTTTCAAATGTTTTTGTTCTAAACCCGTGCTCGTTAAATTTGTAATTAATTTTTTTATTGTAGTAATACCAATCGGGTCCGTACTTTTTTTGTAATTTTTTAAAATACTCGCAACAATCTCTTGGGGTCCCGTCCCAATCTACTGTTTGATTATGCATCTTTCCTAAAAATGCGTTCACAAAGATTCCATCTTTTTCCTTGGAAGCCTGTGCCACTCTTCGAGTGCTTTAGACTTATAACCCCAGTATTCTTTTTTTACTCGTTGTTGGGTGTGCTTTTTATCTGGGCTGGTCAGTTTAAAATCAACATTTTTTCTAAGTAAAGGACTGTCGGGATTAAAACCTCTATTTGTATTAACCAATAACAAACTAAAGTCTTCCTCTTCTGCAATTTCTATAGCACGATCAACTTCGTGTTCATTATACCCAAAAATTATATACTGCCAAACTATTACATGTCCGAGATCTCTTCCTTGTTGCATTCGCCGCCAAACATCATCGAAGTTGCTACCTACTCGATATAGCTCGCTTTTTTCGTCAATCCCATCTACGCCAAAATACCATGCATTTTCTCCCACACCATAGCTGTAGGCTTCGTCCCACCATGCATCGCTCTTACCGCTGCCTACTGTGGCAATTCTCACTGCTTTGCCCTGGCCGTCACACATTTTCAAAAGATTGAGAAACCGTGGATGATAAATGGGATCGGATATCTGACCGCAAAATGTCAAACCGTGATCATAGTAATCGAGGATTTTTTGAAAATGCTTTTCTTCTAGATCAAAAGATCTTTTTATCTGCTCTTGGCTCGATGTTTTTTGCCTGATACACTGCGGACATCTAAACACGCATCGATGCGACGCGTCTATGTTAGGCCTACATTTTTTTTGATGTTTTACGTATTCGTCAGTAATTCGCGCCATTTGCCTGATCCATAACCTCTTTTCGTTCTTCTTGTTTAAGAGCATCCATGTCTACATCAATGCCGCATTTTTTCTTACACATATAAGATGCATTTTCTGGGCTATTAAGCAGTGTTTGGAAAAAGTTTTCCCACTGGTCGGACTGAAAAATGTCCTCTAACGAATCATTTTTAGATAATAGCAGGTCTTCGTCTTTTAAACCGCATTCTTTTACATACCTATAAACAGGCGGATCGTCCATCCAGCAGCAAGGAAGCATAAAACCATCTGACGTGTACGCAGCGCCTTTGTTATCTTTCGTACCGAAGGATAGACATTTGGGTTTTATTTTCATTCAATCTCCTTCATAGCCTTAGCTATTGGTGTAATGTCGGGCTCTTTAATATCACGTGCCCAATAGACACTGCCGCCGTCTCTAAACGAACTGTCTCTAAAATAAATCACATTCTTCCCGTAATACTTACACTCTTGAAATATTCGAGGAGCAGGGTCAAAAACTTCCTTAGTATAAACATACGTGTTAAACATGTTCATTAGATTGTCCACTGGCACAAAGATATTATTATTCTTTATATTAACATAGTCTAAGTCGTATGTCAAAATTCCATGGTTTGGAAATCGGTCAATTATCTTTTCTACGCTTTTGTAATAGTTTTTGTTTGTGCCCAAGAAGAGATATTCAAACTGGGGCTCGGTATCTGCTTTTAGGGGCTTGTGAATGTGAAAATTAATAGTTTTTTCGAAGTGATCTCCCTCCCCCTGAGGATAAACTTCTTTGTCGCATAGATCGATAATGCTGTGTGGATTATAGAATTTAACAGCAAGGGGATATTGTGCAGGATGATTTTCCGAATAAACACTAATAACTCGGTTGCCAAATAGCCTGCGTAGGCTATTTTGTTGATGTACGTCATAATCATAGAAATTCTGCCAGGATAATGTCATCATGCTTCTACCCATAATAAGGGTAATATCATTAGGTTGAGGGGTTATGTTATCAAATTTAATATTTTCACAGTGGACATATTTGTTTGAAACAGCCCTAATATAATCATCGGTGGTAAAATCTTTGTGGCAGATAATAATTACCGCCGCATCGATACCGCTGCTGTTTAGGTAAGAACAGTACTCGTAACTATAATATAGTAACCCGTCTACTGGTTTACTTGTAACTACTAAATTAATCACAGTGTTTGCCAATAATTTTAATCAATATATAAATCAAATTTATTTTATTTCAATAACATTTATATTTCTTGGTTTAGAGCTATGCACAGCAAATTCAATTGTTTCTGGGAGTTGATGCACTGCACCATGCGGATCTACTGCTTCTTTGTTTTCGGCGATATTAACTATCTTTACCTCTCTAGGAGGATTTTCGGAAATCGAGTCGTTGTCTAGGCTGTAAGAATTCTCCTGTAATTGTGCGGTTAGGTTATGGCCGTTGCTTGCCCCTATGCACAGCTCGAGGTCATCGGATTCCCATCTAGGTCGATTCTCTTGCGGATATCCAATTCCTATGCCGTAGAGTATTTGCTTAGTATTGTTTATACACGCGTCCTCATATATACCTAATCTTTTTTCCCAGTAATTGTTATGATCAGGGCCGTTACCGTTACTCTTATTGCAGCCAGTAACTAGACCGTTTTTTATTGCCGTTCTCATAACCAAGCCCATTGCAATACCTACACTCACTACTGCATTCTCGTATCTCTCAGGTTCGTCTGTTGCCAACGGCAAGCCACTGTTACTGGAGTTTTGCATAGTGGGTGGTTGTTTGGTTACAAACACCATATACATGTTAGCATTCATTTGACTATTGCGTGCATTAGCAGGGGGATTCCTGCTTTGTGTGTTACCCCATGTATGTTGATACAAGTCAGCAATCACCGTTCTATCCGTTGTGTAATAGACGTCGTAGTACGCTTCGTGTTGTTTCGATGGCGAGTTTGCTGCAACCCATAGCAATCGGTTAACTACTTCGTCGGGTATTTGTTTTGTGTAATCCCAGTTCCGCTGGCATCGCTGCATTATGCGAATTATGTCCTGTTCCTCATCCCAGTCGTAGCTATCATATCTATACTTTGTTTTTTTGTCCAGCGACACAATTTTTCCTTCCAATATAACCTAATATAAATATATTTATAGTGCTATTAAGGAGAGATTGCTTATCTTTGATAAAGACTTCGAACACTCATCCCCTAGAGATTCACAGCTTACAGAACAGTTTAATATAACACCTATAAAACCAGTTTGCAAAGACGAATATATTAAGATTCCAATTGATTTGCCCTGGGACGAATTAGAAAAAGATGTGCCGTTAGCGTTTAACGAATTTGGGTGGTACGGCATGATTCACAGAATGCGCAGTGACTGGAAAAGAAGTAGTCTATACGGAGGGCTGGGTTTAACGTATAATCCTAATTATGTATTTAATATTCCTGCGCATGCCCAGGGGCTCGGCCAGCCGCGCTCTATTGATTTAAATATGGATCCTCATATTTGGATGGATTCGATTGCTAATTACGACTACAATAAACATGACGGTAACAATGTTGTTTCGGGGTTGAACACATATGACGACCCGCTAGGTCTACGAGTTCCGACTGATGTAACAAAATTTAGATCTTTTGCCTCGGTATTTCAAAAACTAAAAAGAAAAATGTTTCAGGGGAGGCTAGCTGAAATTCGAGCCAAAGAACACGGCCATCGAGTAGGGTCCGAAGACAAAGAGTTACACTGGCACACGGATGAGAGAAATGAAATTGTATCTAGATTGCTTATTCCTCTCTGTTATAGTGAAGATTATTACATCGAATTTAAGGAGTCGGGCACTAAATTATATTTTGAACCCGGCTATGCATACCACTGGAACACGTTAAAAATCCACCGATGGGCGTTTGACTATCATCCTAAGATCGAAAACAGAACCTGTATAGTACTGGGCTGGAGTCCCTGGTTAGAATTTGACGGGGAGACGTGGTCGCCGAACGAATACTGTGGGAGAATTCATCCTACAGATATGATCAAAAACGGACTGGTTATATAATTCTTTGTAAAATTAAAATGTTAGATATAAAAGTAATTAACGATGTAGACGAATTGGTTTTGTTTTGTAAAAAATGCAAAGATTTAGGTTATAAGAACAACTCAACCTTGAAAGAAATGCGATGGGAAAAAACAAAAGATTGGGGCGAATATTGGGGAGCATGGCAGAATAACACACTTATAGCAGTTGCAGGCGCGCATCCCTTACCTGAAGTTGACTCTAATGCAATCAGGGTGTTATTTAGGGGTTGCCAGCTTTATAGTCCACATTTGGGGATAAGTCCTAGTCACATGAATAGTGTCCCTTTTAGAGATATATTGCCCTATCAAATTGAAAAATATCGAGATTACGATTTGTACATAACTACAAACATCACTCGAGATAACAGTGGAAAAATGCAGCGCAGTCATAGAGCGATGAAACTGTTATCAAAGAAAAAAATTGTTGATCTGCATATAAAAGAAGCAACAATCTACAATACTAATCAGAGCGTTTGGAAATTAAATAAGGACAATTATTTTGAAGTTAGACATAGATTGGAATCATCTTAAAAAAATTAATGCAGGGTATTTTAAACATTTGTATTATGCTACCTATTTTAATTTTCTTGGACTGTTAATTTTTATAACTGGGACTATACACAGCCTATTCCCGTTTTTGTTCGCGTTTACTCCTTACAGATTAGCCAAGAAAATAGTTAATGAAACTGAAAAACATTTTATCAGCCGGGATTGACATTCGATCGAGCGGAACTACTGGTGTTCCTAAAACTGTATTCCAGCCTCCCTCGAAGCTTGCAGCGGCCAACTCGGCCGCAATTGATAGTCAAAAAATAACAAGCAAGAGCAGGATCTATACTGTCTGTAAAATAGAGCATGCGGGCGGCCTTTTAGCACAGACCTTACCAGCATACAGTATTGGATCTGATGTAGTAATAGAAAAATTTAATGCGTATCGCTGGCTGAAGGAAATACACAAATATTCACACACCCACTTAACACCGAGGCATTGTTTAGCAATAATGAAAACCAAAGAGTTTTGGAATTCTAACCTCAGTAATATTTGGATTACCTGCGGTAGTGATCCTGTAACATGGGATATTATAGAATCGTTTGTAAATCGCGGCTGCGTCTTTATGGCAAACTGGGGCATGACCGAAGTTGGTCCGTGTGCAATCAATACCGTATTTTCTGATATAGAAACCGTAAAAGCATACAAAACAAATCAAATATCCGAATATTGCATAATGGGTGATAGGGCATACGTTGATTATAAAATTATTAACGACGAACTTTATGTTAACGGAGACATATGTGTATACAACGATTGGTTTCCCACTGGCGATTTAGCGGAAAAAAATAATAACGGAACTTTGTACTATCGTGGAAGAAAATAACTGCATAGCGATATGTTTCCCGCAGGGAGCCGGCGGACATATTGCAGGAAGAATATTAGCATCTTGCAATAATGTAGCTTGGTACGATCATCGACAAAACGGTAAATTCCCGTGGGATCCCTATACATTAGGATCTGATTATGATTTCTCTCCTTTGCACTTCAACAAACGTTTTGCCGGCGCCGAAGGTAAAGGAATCTGTAAGTTAACTGTGCCGCCGGTACTAGATATGGCAAGGAAGCAAGAATTGCTGTATAATAAGGACGTAATTTCTAAATGGAAGGAGTCTGTAAGACCAAATAATTTGATCTATACCCTACATGCTAATTTAGACGAAGCTAAAGATTTTTTCAAGCCGGCAAAATTTTTAGTAATAATTCCAGATAATCTAGATCAATTGATCGACCGATGGCTGAAAACTACATATTACTATTACGTAGATCCGAAAGACAAAACGTATCGATACGGAGATCTATACCAAAAAAAAGCAGACGATTATAGATTAGATATTAGAGAGGTATTAAAAAAAGATATGATACCTCAAATTGAAAATTATAAAAGACACGCAACCGAAGATGATATTGTAATTTCACAAGTTAGCACATTGTACGATTGCGATAATTTTAGAAAAATTTGTCGAACATTTAATTTAAGTTTTAATTTGTCAGCCTATGAAAAAACTGTTGGCCTAGCAAAACGATTTTCACAAACATAAGCGAACTTTTACCTATCTTGTGAGGTTTGAGAAAATAAAATAGTCAATAACAAATGTGATCTCTGCACCTATAAATACCGATAACCAATAATTGCCGATTCTGTTCCAGATTTGTTTTATTAACCACCACGCTGCAATAACTCTAGCAACATAAAAAATATTTGTGATTAACAGGCCTGCCAATGATGCTGACAGTCCATCTTGAAAATAACCATCAAATACAAAGTAGTCAAAAACAAAGCTTAGTTCTGCCATTACAAAAACAGCAGCATAGTAAGGTAGCCACTTCAACAAAAACCGAACTAGTGGTCCAGAAACCACTAGTCGGTATCCAACATAAACTAAATTGGCAATAGCCAATTCAATCATTGATTAATTCTACCTTGTAAACACTATCAAGGCCAAATGCCTGTTGGTTTACAGTGACCAAAGTTTGTAGGCTGTTTTCTGTAATAAATGTTATTAGGGTTTGGAAATGCTCCTCGGCATCATCTCCGATAATCCATTCATAATCACCTACTTTCTCGCGTATAACTGCCATACTTTCTTCACTATTAGCAACCTGACGTAATGCGTTTTGCAACACCTCTGCATTTGGATTATCCTTCGACACCCACATTGCTTTTTGTAGTCCGTCTCTAAAACTTTTCACCAGCTTATATGCATCATAGAAATCTCCACTAGGTGCTTCTCCCCAACGCTGTTCATATAACGTTTCAAATTGCATTCCGGGATAGTTTGCATCATCAGCATGTGTCCCGTCGGGTTGTAATACACCATGATGAAACCAAACCTCTGCATCACCTGACTCAATTAGCGGTGCAACATGCTTTTTAAATGCGGCTGGGTTTTCTCTTGTGCCATTTAATTCCCCACGACGAAACGCCAAGCGCCTCTCACCGCCTGACATTCCGTATACCCATGTCACTGTACTCTTAAAGCAACTGATATATTCGGCGACAGTGTCTTTTGGGCCACAGTTAAGCAGAGTTATTGCAAACGCTTCCGGTACCATTCCGCTACCCGCCGAAAATCGTGGATTTTTCATGTCGTCTTCTGTGCGCTTGCCTGCAATGATGTTTAAGTTCATAAGCCCAACGCTGGTATAATCGTTATAGTTGTAATCGACGTTTTCTTGGAGGAAGCTTACTCCGTTGCCTCCGTGAGAAATCATTATAGTTTTATCGTCGTGTTGAAGTTTGTTGTGAAACTCATTAAACCCTGCAATATCTCGTGCACCGGGTATATGCTGTATTACAATATCTTCATCTAGATACTTTTCCATTTCAATAGCAACAATCTCTGCCCAAACACTAGTTCCACCACCGGGCTTTTGTGGCACTACAAATGTATATTCAGCCTGCGCCACAGTGAATACACTAGTGGCTATTAGCCCTAATAATAAGTTTTTTGATTTTGTCATTTTATATCTCCTTTATGCATAATCAATTGAGTTTCGTTTGAAAATAAAATACAGCACCACACATATACAACCACCAACTAATGATAAGAATAACGGTCGTTGCAATAACTGCTCAAACGAATATAGTGCGGTTAATTGAAGCGAAAGGCTTTCAATTCGGTCTGCCAAGATATAACCAATAAGCAAGGCAGGTCTACTAAAGCGGTGTTTTTTACATGCAATTCCTAACAAAGAAAATATTCCCAGCACAGCATAGTCTTCCCATCCGCCGGTGTATTGAACACATGCCCATATAATAAACAACAGTAACACAGGAAAATAATAAGCATAATTAACTTGTGCTGCACGGGCAATCGCAGGGGTGAGTGGAATACAAATAAGAGCAACCAATACAGTAGCAGCTAAGAACCCAAAGGTCATTGCTGTAAAAAATGTTTTGTCTTCTAGCAGCATTGGTGTGCCCATTTCTAATCCTAGATACATAAAGAGACTCATCAATATAGCAGCGAATGGTGCACCGGGAATACCAAACAGTACGGTAGGTACCATGCTACTTGCTTTCTGAGCATT